CGGTATCATCAATCCCCCAAGCAAGTGATAAACTCATGGTTCATCAGCCTTTCTTACCAGTGACATATGATTGACCTAGTTTTTGATTTTGCAAAGCAGTCGCTTGTTCAATTACTTCTGACACTGCTTCGAGAATCACATCAGAATCATCGCAAACCGCAAACATCTTATCGAACGAACCATCTCCTAAAATAGAATCTGCAAAGTTTTTCGATTGTTCAAAAAGTCGTTTGTTCACTTCTTCAATGGCTGTAAAATCTTCTTTGTCCATCGCTTCTTGCAATTCTTTTTCGTAACTGATCGTGTTCTTTCGCACCAATGCTAATTGCTCTAAATAGGTACGTCTAAACTTTTCCCCAGTCGGTAATTCAAATAGCATTCCTCCGATTTTGACAGGAATCGTTTCTTTCTTAAATCCAACTTCAATTATTTTTGTCATCATTATTCCTCCTTAAATTTTATGTAAAAAAGAGACTAGTCAAAAGACTAGCCTCCTGGCGTTGGTTCTGCTGGAATTTCATGAGGAACGCCATTAATCGTAAAGCTACATTCAAAATTACCACGACTATTAGCTGGTCCACCTGTATGCACGATACCAGTTAAAGTAGCATTACCTTGCGTGATTGTTCCGTCTGGTTCAGTGTGTTTAAAGAACAAGATACGGTCTTTACCCGTCTTATTCAAACAGTCACGTACTAGTTGTTGCGCTTCATCATCCGCATATTTACGATGGCCCGTAAAGGCGTATGTTGGTGTCGCACGTGTAATATCGGTTTGAGACGCACCTTTATCTCCGTAATATTCAAATGTCTCATTCGCTTCTTCTTGAGACGGTGTGACTTCATTTATTCCATCTGCCAATTCGAACAATTCTAATGGTTCAGTTTCATTGTCAGCAGTGGCAACGCCGATTTCATACTTATTCATCCAGTTAGGCGCATAACCTGTTCCTGTATCTGGTGCGAACATAGTAAAAGGGTTCATTCCTAAACCTATTCCTACAATAATTGATTTCATATTCTACTTACCTCCTAGAGTAATGTTTAACCTGATTGTCAAAACGTAATAATGCGCATGGTGTTCTGATTGACCGATATTTCTCGGATAATTAGTTACCTCGCTTATTTCAAACAAAAATGAGCCATCGCTCGATTTGAGTGTGACCCATTCATCATTTTCTTTTCTCGGCAACATATCAAAACTATTGGCAATCTTCCATGCGTCATCATACGCTTGTTTCTGATTGATATTTTTGATTGTGATTTGAACCAACAAAGGTAGCGCACGGTTTCTTCCCAAGTCTCTTTCAGCAGTACCAGTCGGCACGCTTCGAACGGCAATATCTCGTTCGTTGTCTTGGACTTCACGGTCTTCCTGAATGATTTGACGATTTGAAGAATTCACTCGTGGTGTCTGCAAATGTAAAGTTCGCAAATGGTCACAAACTCTTGCGTAAATATCCATTTTCACAGCTCCCTTGTTACGTATTTTCCAGCAAAATAAAGCCACGTACTCAAATGATTTGCTTTGGCCACATCGAACCAACGCATTTCTGCTAAGGGATTCTTCCCTTTTAGCGCACCATTCAAATAATAAGCATAAGCTGCATATTCCGTATCCCAAATAATTAACCCACGAGGAAAATCACTTGCTGACCACATCGAGGATTCTGTTGCTCCTGTGTCCTTTTTGACATAACGGTTAGAGTCTCTAGCAATTAATGTCGTTAGTGGATTCAAGGCACGTTTAACTGCACCTTCCACTCGACTAAAATCGCCTTTAAATGTAACGCTCATTGTAACATCACCTCTAAATGGTGTGGCGTTTGATTCGTGGTATAAAGTTCATTCACATGGACGATTGAAAGTTTCCTGCCTCTAAATTCAATCTGACCTGCTTCGTGTAATTCGATAAATGGTTCAGAATTAACGTAGTCAACAAACAAAATGCCATTCGTTATTGTTTCAGAATTATCAGGACGTACCAGTTTCTTACGCTTTGGTTCAAAACGCACATGTTTGATTTCTGTTTCTTGGTTTTCTGTTCCGCTACCCATAGACCCGTCATCTTCCGTTTTCGGTGGATAATAGGTCACATCATGGATCAGCAAACGTTTTGGGATAGGTTTAAATGTAGCCAACACGAACACCACGCTTTCGCAATAGTCCAGTACCTTCTAGGTAACTGATACATGATGGTGCAACTCGGTTCTTTTGTCTGTTCGATTGTCCACTACTACTAGCGTTTCCGTAGCGGAAACTTCCGATAGCAACAGATTCACTACTAGACGACATTCCCGTGATATTGGATTCTAAACCCTCTACTTGGAAATATTCAATTTGAGCGCACGTAGCTTTCTTAATCAGCTCTTGCGAATGTTCAGCGAGATTTTCTAACCCAATTTTAGGGATCAGATACTCGGTTAACTGATCCACAATATCGCTTGCTCTTTTGGCAAAACGAGGGAAGTTAGTATCTAACACCTTCTCCCCTTCGTAGTCAACTTTATAATAGTCTTCATCAACGTATTGTTGACTCATAGGAATCACTCCTATTCTTCTAAGGCAGCTTCTGCTTTTTGAGCTTCGTCTTTGCCTTTCACTTTTTCGCCGTTAGATAGTTCGTAATGACCTCCGCCAACGTGTTTCGGAAATTCAGAAGAAGTTCCTTCATCAGTTCCTGTAATTTCGCCCTTATCTTCTTCGTGAGGCGTTTTAGTCTCAACTTCGATAATTTGGATAGGAACAACAAAACCATCGCCTAGATTCGTTTGTAGCTCCTCAAAACGTACTTCGGTTGCTTCGAACACAAAATCAGGTTGACGAATAACGCCAACCTTTAGATCACGAAATTTTTTCAAGACTAGTAATTTCATATCATTCACCTATTACCCTTCTGGTACTGGATCAGTACCTAATGCATCGATATACGCAACTGCTTTATCTTCACGGATGACAAAGTCAACATCTTCAAGTAAGAAGTGATATGTTGCTTGTTTCGCTACCGCAGCAGAATCTTGCGCAGCAGTTTGCAAGTTCACTGCCATACCTAACGCTACCGCTAAGTTTTCAAACGGTGTGAACAAGATTACATCATCTTTCATGTTGTCCACGATTTCCACTTCATATCCAGCGACACGAGTTAAACGACCATCAACGATCGTTGCGTCACCTAAGTTTGTTTGTCGGTTTTGAACTTCCGCTACATAGTGACCGTTCGTAGAATTAGACATGAACCACTTGAATGTGCTGTTCAAGTATTTAGATTCAATTTCTCGAGAAATCGTAGTCAAACGTTGAATTGGTGGTAAAGCAGAGAATGAATGATTTACAACCGCATTGGCTTTTGCTAACTTGATGAAACCATCTTGTTGCGCTAAGAACGGATCAGTAGAATCTTCGTCACCGTTGAAACCTAAGTCTTGAACATCTGCAGCGAATTGACTTTGCATTAAGCTTAATAACGCTTGACGTACGTCTTGTCCACGAGTACGTGCAGTGTAGAATACATTCGAGTTAGAAATCCATGTGTCAAGGTAAAGAGAAGCAAGTGTAAATTCTACGTTAGTTTCTTCGGCAATATCTGTACCTGTTGGGGTAGTGTTAATACCCGCATGTGTTTTCAACGTACGACGTTTCACACCTAATTTGTCAATTGTTCCTTTACCGCTTTTCGCAAAGTGGTGGTACAACTTAGGTAATGTTGCAGCTGTTGCGATTGCATCGAGTAAGAATGCACGTGCGCTATCGTCAACCAATGTTACGTCGTTACCTGCTTTGATTACGTCTTGGAACTGTTTTAAAATTACTTCGTTTGATAATGTCATGCTTTTTTTCCTCCTTTTATTCAGAAACAGGGAACACATCATTCACATAGCTAGGTACGCTTGATGCTTTTTCCACTGATTCAGTTTGATAATTTTGTTCAGTTACATTGCTAATTCGAGATTTTTCTAATTTCTCGATTTTGTCACTCAAAGGTGCTACTGCATCAGCAATCGCTTTTGCAATGACTTCTGCATCCATTTCGTCCTTTTTCTTTTTCTTACCGTCTTTTGTGTCTTCTTCGGGTTCTTCCACCACGTCTTCTTTCTTATTCGCTTTTTCTAAAGCATCTAAGCGATTAGAAATTGGATTGAGCGCTTCACCCAACACTTTTTTCAATTCTTCTTGGTTCATTTCTTCGTCCTCCTCTTTTTCAGGCGTAAAAATAGACTTCACAACAGAACTGATTGTCTGTGCAAAGCCTTGTTTTTCTGATTTAGTTGTTGGTTCTTCTTTTTTCGCTACAGGTTGAATACTAGAGATTAATTGGGATAATTCAGTGATTTCCGACTGGATTTCCATGATTTTATCCGCATCTGATTGCTGATAATTGTCTAAAATCGACCAAGTAGCACTTCGAAAAGCAGAAATCGCAGAATCGACATCACGATAGGTCTTTCCTTTGTCGAGAATGTCTTGCGTTCGCTTTTGAACGTCTTCCACTTCGGCAGTTCCAGCTAAAGAGTAGCCTGTAAACTCACCTTTCTGGATAGCCTCCCACATTTCATCGGTTGCTTTCGTAACCAACATCCATGTGCCTTTAACAATCGTGTTTTCGCCAATCGTCATGTCAGCTGGAGCAATGTAGCTTTCAACTACTTTTCCAGCCTCGGTAGCAAAATCATGTTGCTTATCTATGTTTTGGTAGTTTTCCATAAAACCATGAGCCGCTTTTTCAATCGTTTCAGCGTCCATATAATCGCCGTGTGCATCTTCTACATTCGGCTCATAAACGAGACCGTATACAAGTTTCTGCGGATCATCAGCTTTGGTCACTAACTTCACAGAGGTTTCAAACGTTGGCTCGGCTTCGGATTTAGTTAGAAGAAATTTCTTCTTATTTGCTGCCTTGTCAACGATAGAAACATGTGTCACATTTACGTTCTTTAATTGTCGCATCTTTCCACCTCCCTTCAATAAGTGACTACACTAACGATTCTGATTTTAGGTTCAGCTTTCAAACAACAATCATCATCGTAGGCTTCGTCATAATATTTCCGCTTTTCAGCAACGTTTTCTTTCGGATTAGCAATCATTTCATGCTTAGGAAGGTTCGGCATGCTGATAAACACATGGATTCCTTTTTCACGCTCAATTGCATAGTCCAAAATGGATAATAAATCTTCTTTTGTCACGATTTCACTTCCTTTATGGTTACAAACTTCAAGACATCTTCGTTGATTTCTTCAATCATTTTGCCAAACAAATACATTGCTTTGCTTGGTTTGAACCAACTGAAAATTCTAATTTTCATGATAGTTAAACGGAATCGCCAGTTGATTTTAACTTGCAAATTTACGGTATTCTTTCCAAATAAGGGCATTTTAACACCTCATTCCTATGCCACAAGACAAACTTTCTTCAATTTTTCGATGTCAAAAGAACCGCACCACACTGTTTCTTCGTGATTATCATTAATCACTTGAACAACTGGAGCGGATAACAACCCGTGCTCTTTCAAAATGTCGGCATAATCAGTTATTTCTAACTCGGTAAACGGTACTTTGTTACCTTCTAACCATCGTTTAGTCATTTTGCACGGCATACAATTATCTTTTGTAAATACATTAATTGTCATATGTTACACTACTTTCTTTGGTTAGCAACTAATAGTTGCACACCACTTAATCTACTAATTGCTTCAACATATCTTTAATCTTTTGTCTTTCTTCGTAGTATTTTTCATCAAGTTCAAAATAACCTTTCAACTCCGAAACTAAATCTTCTAGCGATTCACATTCATCAATAAACATTGCTACATCATCTCGATGAATACCTTCCGTCATTCTCAATTCAATTAATTCATCTTCGTTCATGTGTAATCTCCTTTGGCTCGTTCATTTTTTGTACATACCACTATTTAACGCAATAGCTTCGAGATACGTTTTGGATCACTCGTCCTTTCCGTCACTATCTGACTTTTTAATCCCGTCACTTTCGACGGGGATAGAATCTGGAGGTTCATTCATCTTGTGACCCATGTGGTAAAAAATAAGCAATAAATGATTTAACGGTAACGGTTTTCCAGTTCCTTTAAACATAAAACCACTCCTTTTAAATAACAAAATAGTTGCAAATTACCATTTTCAAGAACGTTGATATATCAATCTTTTGTTTCAAAATATCCAGAGGAAGTATTTCAACGTAAGATAACAATCACGCTCCATGAATTAAAATCAAAGAATCAATTTTCCTTTGAATTTTATCGAATAGTTCTTGCTTCTTCTTCGGGTTCTTCGTATGGGATTGTCTAAATAGCAACGTTCTCAACTCTTTATCAGAATAGAAAAACGTAGCTTTGTATCCGCATTGTTGACATTCTGCGTATTCGTGTTTGATTCCATTCGGCAATTCATCGGTTTTATGAACGATTGGCGTTGTTTTTCCACACTTGTTACACTCAACTAATTGATCCATCTTCATCTACTCCTTAGTGGTTCATCAACAAACGTCGGTCGCATAAAACAGTGGCAATTAATCGATTCTTCTGGTGGCAAATCTGGGTCACGTGGATAATAGCACTCATGTCCGTTGATGATAAAAGGCTCTTCTTTCAGAACGATATAACCGTCAGCTTGGACGTGCATTTCTCGTGGCTCTTTGATTCCGTGCGTGTGATTCCATTCTTTCCCGACAATAAAATCATTATCCAAAAACGATTGGAACTCGGCTGCACTGTACATTCGCATATTTTCAGTAATAGCAGTCATTCTAGCCCTGGCTCTTGTAAACGACCGATTCTTAGCAAGTTGACTTTCTAACCATTTAGGACCTTTTCCCTCTTCATAGGATTGTCGGATTAAATCGGTTACTTGGTTGTCGGTACTCAACTTCATTGTCTTAGGCAAGTTCTTTAACCACTTGTCAATCTTTTTGTAATGAGGACTACGATAATTAAACTCCGCTCCCTCGTTGGAGTAATGCTTGTTAAACTCGTCGTAATAGTCAAAATATGCTTGTCTAAGCTTAGGAACGACATTGTCTGATAGATTATTGTTGAACGGTCTATTTCTCAAATGACGCTTAATTACACGATTAGACGGTGATTTGGTTGGGTACTTCTCCAAAATATTGTTCACGATGTCTGACACATCTTCATAATCCCAATCCAGAATATCTTCCATCACAGTTTCAACATCGAGGACATAAGCGATCATCATCGTCACAAATAGGACTTCCATTTCCGTTATCAAAACTTCTAGTTCTTCGTCCTCTTCTTCTTTTAACAAAAAAGCGACTTTGATTAGCTCTTCATCGGTAATCATGGACGACCACGCACCTTCCTTAACAGCTTGCGAATGCCAGCCATGATTTCGGACGTGTCACCCTCTCCATAAGCTTTGGATAAATCTAGCTCGGTTTCTTCTTCGACTGATTCGACATTAGGGGAAATTTCTTTTGCTCCTCCACTAGAATTACCTAGCCTCATAGGTTTGTTATATTCGTCGCCGTCAAATGGTTCTAATGGCTTATTAATTGCCTTACCCAAGATGTCTCGCACATCGTTTGGCGCAACGCCACCGACTTTACCAGCTGAATCAATGACTTTGGCAATGTCTTCAACTTTGGTCATGTCAGGCGATTTCAGATAGACTTCCACGTACTGGAATCCGTATTCCTTGAACAACGAATTGATCCGTGATGAATAAAATTCTCTCTGCGATTGGAATACTTGTTCTTCGGTAATGTCCTTAGCTGTTTCAACGGTTGCTCGATTGTAGTCCTTGCTTAAGCCAACATAAACTGGTGGCAATCTAAAGGCAGATAAAACAGAGTTTCTAGTGTTCTCGTTGTATTCAAGAAATAATGCATCTTTTTGCAAAATGTCCGCTAGTTTTTCGATTCGAATACTTGCCTTTGTTTTGTCGTCTTCGCCCATCATTTCATCTGCTGGTGTGACCTTTTCAGCTTCTAACAGCAAGAACTTGTGTTGTACTTCTCCCTCTGTGCCAATTCCGTTAGCATAGGCTTGCAAAGTCGCCTCTGATTCCGCAGTCAGTTGGGCATTCTCGGTTAAGATAGCTAACGGCATATGTCGCCCTTGCGTAAAGTAGCGAAAGTTTAATTCGTCAGCTTTCCGATTTCCCATGATTTTAATGAGCGGACCAATCCAACGAGGAACACCGTAAGGGTCGTGAAAGTCTCCCAACTTAATGTGGATGACTTCCGTGGCTGTTCCTAATCCCTCTTTACCAATTGAGCCATTGACGTTTAACGGTGTCGGATCTCCATATGTCTTGAACCATGTACCTCCTTCTATTGCGGTATCGTCTACGGCATCACGGTAGCAGAAGTAACGGACTTTGATTTCACGACTTTCGTTATCAATGACTTTGTTCAATTTAGATACCTGAATATATTCGGGTTTGAGGTTATCAATACCCACAACATCGCCAGCACCATTTCGAATAACTTCCAGATACCCGTTTCCGCATTCTTCCACCGCTTTAAGAGTTTCTTTCAATACCTCAACGGCTGAACGATCGTAAGATAATCCTTTAATCAAGTTTTCTAACATTTCCCATTCGGTTGTCATAGAATCGGTTTGCTCGCCATCGTCTACTGTGTAATGAACCGCCATACCAAATCCAATGATGTTCTCGGCATAGGCATCAATACACTGGTTTAAAATATCGGAAATATCTGTAATGCTCCTCAAGGTTGCTAGGTCATACGGTGGCGACAATAGCGTTAAGTCTCTTCGTTGGTCAACTCCACCTTGTTCTTTGTACGTCAACATATTTCGTTTCTTGACAATTTTAACCTCGCTTTTCGTAATCAACTTGCTTCTGGAAATACCGCTAATAATTTTACTAGTCACTCAATCACATCCTTTCAATGCAAAATAAAAAAAGCCCTAGAAGGCTGTTTGTCTGTTTTCTCTTCGTGTTCTCGGATGTTTTCGATCCATCCTAATCAATACTTGAGTCATGCTATCCACTTCATCATCATTTGCTGCATTCGGAAAAGATTCTATTTCTGTCAACATATCGTCTACCCAAGGCTTCCAAGCTGGATGTGGAAGATAAACATTTCCTGCTTCCCAAAAAGGGGCGACTGCTTGTGCTCGTACTTCTTTACCACCTTGAGGATTAACGGGAACAATTCCAGAAATTTTCTTTTTAAGCATCTCAATAACAGCTGTACCATTTGCTTTGTCCTCGATTAACTTAGCACTAGCTTGTGGCCACCGTGTCGTCATTGATTCAATCGCTCTCATGGTTTCAACAATTCCCATCCTCTCATGATGTCGATCTAACAAATAAAATTCAGCATCTTTTCTCCCCCATACTTGACCAGCTACAAAGTCAGATGTGGATTCATCTTTAAACGCACAATCCCACGATTGCATTTGTTGATGTAAATCATTAGGAAGAATCGCTACTTCTGGGCCCAATCCTAAAGCATTTCTCATTTTGAAACTAGGTACATAATACTTCGCCCATGCACGCTTGAAAATATTACCACCAGAACGTGTTGGTCTTTGTTGATACAAAGCAGCCCATGTTCTCGAACCAGATACTCCCTTGGTTCGTTCCGCCCATGTGGCATCTTTTCCAATTTCTGGTGCTAAGGGTTCTCCGTTAGAACGACCTAACAAATCGTCATCTTCCGCAATTGCAGGTATTTTAATTTCTATCCAAGGCAATGTTTTTTCTCTTAGCAATCTTCCAACTAAGTCATCTTCATGCCAGCGTGTCATAATTACAATGACTGAACCGTTAGCAGATAATCGGGAGAAGAATGTGTCTTGCCATTCTGCATAGACCTTATCTCTAATCGTCTTGCTTTCAGCTTCTGCCCTGTTTTTAACCGGGTCATCAATGATTAACAGGTCCGAACCTCGACCGGTAGCACTCCCCATGATTGAGGTGCTATAAAGATTTCCGTTGTGATCGGCAACACCCCAATCCGAAACGCTCGATGTTACAGGGCTAATGTTCAATCCAAATAATTCGTTGCTATACAATCGGAACTTATCACGATTCTTTCGACCAAACTTTTTAAACAAATCTTCAGAATAACAAACAACCATCGCTTGATTATCTGGGTTTTTCATCAAGTAATAGGACGGAAATGTCTCTGTGATAAACGTAGACTTTCCATGTTGTGGCGGAAGTTCAACAATGATGAATAGTTGTTCTCCATCTGCAATCCGCTGTAAATAAGGTTCTATATGCTTTTGATGACGTAGCATTTTGAGGTTGTTGGTGTACTCGAAGTAATCACCGTAACATCGTTTTGCAAGCTCTCGTTTTGCATTTAATCTTATTTTTTCACGATCAACCACTGTCTTCATCGGCTAATCGCCTCAATTCATCTACAGTTAAATTCTCATAAGGATTGACAGTGGTAAGCTCTCCGCTGATATTCGTTTCCTTTCGATCTCGCCATTCAACAGGTTTCCGATTTTTCAACCAGAAGATAGCAGAGGTCGCATTAGGAGGAACGTGTTTACGAGTAATTTCCATTTTCTTTCTCATTACCCCATCTACGACTTCTTGAACTTCTTTCCGTTCTTCGTACTCATATCCAGTCGCACTTTTGAACAAAGCATTTTCTACTTCAAAGTCAGAAACTTCCTTCCCCTTTTTTAATGCCTCAGTAAAATCAGCATACTTTTTCTTCCACTCATAAAAGGTAGTGGTTGTTACCCCGATGTTCTTAGCTATTTGTTCATCTGATAAACCAGCTTTAGCCCAACCTTCGATTAAAGTCAGCCCTTCTTTTGTTAACCATTTATGGTACTTTCCCCTTGCTCCTCGTACCATCTCTTCACCTCATTTCTGACCATAAAAAAGAAGGTCATCATCGACCCTCTCCCTACTTTTAATTAAAATTTCGAATATCAAATAGCGATTCTTGTTTATTAACTAAAGCAGCTTCTTCTTCTTCAAAGAAATCCACTTTTGTTTTTCCCATCTGTTTCCCTTTTCGAGTATGAACATCATACACATATTCAGGTACTTCAACTTCATCTTTCCGAACTTCATCAAAATATGATTCGATTTGTTCGTCTGTGATTGATCGCTTTTTATCATAAATATAATTCGACAAAATGTCAGCGTCTCGATTATGTTTCCATTCGCATAGTAAGATAACTGCTTTAGATATAAATATCCGTCCGCCAATTTGATTTCCTTTCTTACCTTTATTTACGAATAGAAAAGAATCATGTAGTGCTTTTACTTCTTGAGTAATCATTGGCCCGTAGCAATCTTCTGCTGAAACCGTTAATAGTCTCTTCCAAACATAATTATGATATTGAGGGAAAAGTTCCAATGCAAAATATCCAGCAACTTTCGTATCTGCTCTTCTAATAGATTTTTGAAGGGCGCTTGCTACTTCATAAAAATCATATCCTCTTTGTGTTAGTAATGGTCTTCTCATGTGTATTTCCTTCTTTCTTATATTATATACTTATTATAATATATATATAATAAAGTGTAAATACGAATGAAGAAAATAATTGAAATATCTACCCTTTTCTTTTCGTGTTGAATTTAATCAATTCTTTTAGCAGTGGTGCATTTTCCCATTCAGCGATTGCTGGTATATCTTTATCTAAGCAATGACTTGACCAGTAAGGGTGTTCGTCATAAACAAATGTATGACTTGGATTCACTCTTGGATCTAATATGAATAGTTCTCTTACTTTCTCATAAGGAACTCCATGAGCTTTGCAGATGTCGCTAAATTGGTGCATGAATGATACTTTATATCCTAACCATGAATTTTCCATATACTTCACTATTTCAGCTTCTAAATAAGATACATGATAGAAACGATGATTTGCGTCATAGCAATATTGTAAAAACTGTTGGGCTTTAGTCGTATTTTCTACATCACCACCCAAAATAGTAAAATTGAAATCATAATTATTAGCATGTTGTGTTGATCCATAATATTCTGGACTGTTCACAATTTGTTTGCCGGTTTTTCTAGCTAACATTTCAGTTGTTTCTGGCAATACAGCTGATTTAATAATAAACAAGTCTGCTTCATTATCTATCAAAGCATTGTAAACTTCTTGTGTATCGTTAATAGATCTTTCAGTATATGGAGTATCCACACAAATAAAAGCCACGTCATAAACTTTTTCTTTACGTTCATCGATACCTTTATATTTGTCATAAATATCAAATTCTACTGCATTGAGTTCTTTTCTTAAATTTCGACCGACAATTCCGTAACCAATAATTAAATTACTCATAAATAATCGCCT